GCTGGCGGGCGCTGGTGCTGCCGGCGCTGGCCGAGGCGGACGATCCGCTCGGCCGCGCACCAGGCGATCCGCTGTGGCCGGAGTGGGAGGACGCGACGACGCTGGAGGAGCGGCGCGCAGCCGTTGGCGAGCGGACCTGGGCCGCGCAGTACCAGCAGCGGCCGTATCTGCGGCGCGGCGGCGTGTTCACGGCGGCGCGGATCGGGATCGTGGAGGCGGAGGAGCTGCCCGCGTTGGCGGCAGCCGAACAGGTGCGCGCGTGGGACCTCGCGGCGAGCGAGGCGACGGCCGGCCTCGATCCCGACTGGACCGTGGGGCTGCGCCTCGCGCGGACGGCGACCGGGTTCGTGGTGCTCGACGTGCAGCGGATGCGGCGGGGCCCTGCGGAGGTGGAGGCGGCGGTCCGGGCGGCGGCGGCGCGCGACGGGGAGACGGTCGCGATCGGACTGCCGCAGGACCCGGGACAGGCCGGACGCGCGCAGGTGCGGCATCTGGTGCGACAATTGGCGGGTTTCCGGGTTCGCACGAGCCCCGAGCGCGGCACCAAGGAGGTGCGGGCCGCGCCGGTCGCAGCGCAGGCGGAGGCGGGCAATCTTTCGCTCGTTCGCGCGCCCTGGAATGCGGCGCTGCTGGAGGAGCTGGAGGCGTTCCCGCTTGGCGCCAAGGACGACCAGGTGGATGCGCTGAGCCGCGCGTTCGCGATGCTGACGCAGGCGCCCGCGGCGCCGGCTCGACGGGCGGGGATGCCGCTGCTGGCACGATAGATCGGACGCAAGGACACGCATGTTCCAGACGCTGTGCGACCTGATCCCGCACGATCTCGACTACGCGCCGCGGGTGCGCCGGCTCGACATTCTCCGTCGCGTGCTGGACGGCACGCTGTATGACGTGCTGCCGTACGCGTTTCATGATGAGCGCGACGGCGGCGGCGACTACATCCCGCTGCGGCGGCGACGGCCGAACGTGCGCTACGCGCTGCCGCGGATCGTGGTCGAGGACAGCGTGGCACTGCTGTTCAGCGAGGGACATTTCCCGACCGTGGACAGCCCGGCACCCGGCGTGCGCGAGGCGCTCGCCGATGTGGTGAAGGAGTGCCGGCTCAACGAGGTGATGGTCCATGCCGCGATCCGCGGTTCCGTGGGGTCGGTCGCGATCCTGATGCGGGTACTGCGCGGGCGACTTTTTTTCGATGTGCTCGACAGTCTGTATCTGACTCCGATCTGGCGCGCAGACGCGCCGGACGAGCTGGAGCGGGTGGTCGAACGTTACAAGGTGGCCGGTGCGGTGCTGGCGGCATCGGGCTATGCGCTGCCCGATCCCGCCGCCGAATACTGGTTCATGCGAAGCTGGGACGCGACCGACGAGACGTGGTTCCTGCCGGTGCCGGTCGGCAGCGGCGAGCCGGCTTCGGTCGACGGCAACCGCAGTGTGCGCCACGGACTAGGCTTCGTGCCGATGGTCTGGGTGCGAAACCTGCCCGGCGGTGACGGGATCGACGGTGGCTGCACCTTCCGCGCCGCGATCGAGACCGCCATCGAGATCGACTACCAGCTCAGCCAGGCGGGGCGAGGGCTGAAATACAGCGCCGACCCGACACTGCTCATCAAGGAGCCGGCCGGGCTCGACGGCGAGATGGTACGCGGCGCGGGCGATGCGCTGGTGGTGTCCGAGAAGGGCGACGCGAAGCTGCTGGAGATCGGCGGCACGGCGGCGCAGGCGGTGGTCGAATATGTGCGGACGCTGCGGGAGCTGGCGCTGGAGAGCGTGCATGGCAACCGCGCCGATGCCTCGCGGCTGTCGGCGGCGACGTCGGGGCGGGCGCTGGAGCTGATGAACCAGGGCTTGATCTGGCTCGCCGATAATCTGCGGGTGAGCTACGGCGAGGGCGCGCTGCTCGGGCTGATGCGCATGGTGCTGCGGGCGCGGCGGACCTATCCGTTGCAGGTGATCGGCGGCGCGATGCCGGAGCTGGAGCCAGATGCGCGGCTCTCGCTGAAATGGCCGCGCTGGTATCCACCGACCGCGGACGACCGGCAGCGCGATGCGCAGACGCTGGCGACGCTGCTGGGTGCGCGGATCATCTCCCACCCCAGCGCGGTCGCGGCGATCGCGGATACGTACGACATCGAGGATGTGCCGGCGGAGCTGGCGCGGATCGATGGCGGGGCTGCGTAAGAAAGGCCAAAGCTCTGCCCTGGACCCACCAGGGACCGAAGCCCTTGGAACCCTTCACTTTGTCATGGGATCAAAGGGCAACGCGGCCCTTTGCGGGTTTGGGCAGAGCCCGGCCTTTCTCGTGTGAACGACAGCGACAGCAAAGCGAGAGCGATGGACGACACCGGAACCGACGATGCGATCGAAGTGCTGCGGCAGCGCGCCGACGCGCTCGAGCAGGAGCTGCGCGAGAGCACTGCGGCCGCCGAGCGGAAGCTGATCCGCGCCGAGCTGAAGGCGGAAGCGGTGCGCGCCGGGATGGTCGATCTCGACGGGCTGAAGCTGCTCGACCTCAGCGCGGTGCGGCTCGGCCCGGGCGACGAGGTGGAAGGTGCGGGCGCGCTGATGACACAGCTCCGGCGGAGCAAGCCATGGCTGTTCGGCAATGCCAGCACGTCGAGCAGTGCGGCACCGCCCCCGAGCGCACCGCCGCGCAGCCGTCACGCGACCGAGATGGGGGACGAGGAATGGCGCGCCGCCCGGCAGGAGCTTTTGCGGCGGCGCTGACCGGCGATCCGAGAGGACGCCTCCGCCGCAGGAGCGCCGCCAGGCGGCGCAGGACAGGCAAGCTACTTCTTTTTTGCGGCGGCCTTCTTCGCGGGGGCAGCCTTCTTGGTCTTGTCGGACTTCGCGGCGGTCTTGCCGGCGGATGCGCCGGCCTTCTTCGCAGTAGCCATGGGTTCGCCCTCTCGTTGCGGACGACCGCACGATAGGCAGCCTCCCCCGATTCGTTCAAGTAATAACAACAAAAATCCGCGAGGTTCGGGCCTCCTGTCGCGGGCGGGGATCAGCTCGGGCGGCTGGCGTCGCTGTGGATCATGCCGAGATGCGCCGAGAGCGCGCGCACCAGCTTCTCCACCTCGGGCGCGGGCAGCACGAAGCCGAGCGGGCCGAAGCCGGGATGCTGGAAGGCGAGCATGGAGCCCTCGGTGAGAGCCTCCGGCTGCACGCGCCAGCGCGGGTCGATGATGGCCTTTATTTCGACCTGCTCCAGCGCCGGCTGCGGCTGGCCTGCGAGAAGCCGGGCGCGGGCAGCACCGAGCGCATTCATCAGCGAAGTGAGCTGATCGAGCGTGAGGTCGATGCTGCCGTCGAGGCCGCTCGCGGGAAGCAGCGTGAGGCGGGCCTGCGTCGCCGTCGCGTTCATCGACACGCTCATCCTGGGCTCCGCCATCGCCGCTCTCCAGTCCGCTGGCGCAGACGATAGCACCGACGACCCGCACGCCGCACTCGCGCCGAAAGGTGGGGTGGGCGTGCGGCAGGGGACCACCACGCCCGACGGGGACCACGGACCCAGGGCATCCAGCAAGGGACAAGCATGGGCATCCAGAACTTTCCGGCGGCGCTGCAGCCGATCATCCAACAGGGCTTCCTGGAACGCGAGTTCCAGCAGGCGCTGCGGTCGCGGCTCGGCTATCGCGCCTGCGCCGATCGCGAGGAGTTCGCGGTGGGCATCGGCGAGACGCTGACCAAGACCCGCGTCGGGTTGAAGCCCTCCATCACGACGCCGCTGGCGCCGGCGACGAACACCAACCTCGACAACGGCATGACCGCCGCGACCTGGGGCGTCGAGCAGTACACGATCGTCATCAACCATTATGCGGCGACGACCGACCTCAACATGGTCACCAGCCGGGTTGGCATCGCGAGCCAGTTCCTGCAGAACGCCTATGTCAACGGCGAGCAGGCGGCCCGGTCGCTCGACGAGTTGGCGCGCAACGCACTGTTCAGCGCGTATTTCGGTGGCAACACGCGCGTCCGCACAAGCCTCGCCTCGGCCGGGCCGAGCGTCTCGATGGATGACATCCGCGGCTTCACGACCGTCGCGGTCAACGGGGTGCAGACGCCGGTGGGCGCCGGGGCGACGATGACGGTGACGGTGGGCGCCAATCCCTACACGCTGTTGGGTGCGGTCGCCGACGCGACCAACGTCTCGAGCACGCCGGGCGGCATTTCGGGCGTGCTGACCTTCTCGGGCAACGTCACGGTTGCCGACGCAACGGCGGGCAATGCGGTGCAGTCGGCGGTGGCGTCGGTCATCGTGCGGCCGAACGGGCGTGCGACATCGGCGCAGATCGCGGCCGGCGACACGCTGAGCGTGTCGAACTTACTCGACTGCGTGGCGACGCTGCGCAAGAACGCGGTGCCGACGATCGATGGCGTCTACAACTGCTACCTCGACCCGGTCAGCTCGCGGCAGCTTTTTGCTGATCCGGACTTCAAGCTGCTGTTTCAAGGGGCGACGAGCAGCAATGCGGTGTTCCGCAACGGCGTGGTCAGCGACTTCCTCGGCCTGCGTTTCGTGCCGACGACCGAAGCCTATGTGCAGCCGCACCCGACGATCGCCAACGCCTTCATCCGCCGGCCGATCGTCTGCGGGCAGGGGGCGCTGATCGAGGGCGATTTCGCCGGTATGGCCGAGAGCGACGTGGCGCCGGCGGACAGCGTGATCTCGATGGTGGACGGCATCGCGATGGTAACACGCGAGCCGCTCGACCGGCTGCAGCAGATCATCGCGCAGTCCTGGTACTGGATCGGCGGGTTCTGCACGCCGACCGACATCGGCACCAACCCGACGACCGTGCCGACCGCAACCAATGCGGCGTTCAAGCGCGCGGTGATGGTCGAGCATTTGGGCTGACGGGTCGGCGGCGGGGGGAGATCGCGGATGCTGACCGATGCCGAACGCACGGACGCGCGGCGGTTCTGCGGCTATCCCGCCTATGGTGCGGGAGTCGCGGGAAACATGGGCTGGCGATTCTACCAGGCCTATGGCGCGATGGAGTACCGGCTCTCCAACCTCTCGGATGCGGAGCTGGCCGTGCTGCGCCAGTTTCTCGCCACGCTGCGGGCGCTGGAGGCGACGGTTCCGGCGGCGGCGGACAATCTCGATACCGATCAGGCCGCTGTCTGGACGCGCAACCGGAGCGAGGTCGAGGACCGCGCGCGGCTGCTCCGCGCGTGGAGCCGACGGCTCTGCGCCTTTCTGGGCATCCCCCCGGGTGACGGCCTGATGCGTACCGGCGTGAGCTGGATCGTCTGAATGCGACGCGACGACATCCGGGACCGGATCTCGCGTGGCATGGGGATCGCGGCGAAGCGGCTGGGCGCCCGGTGCGACCTCTACCGCCCGACCGGGCCAGGGCAGCCGATCGTGCCGGACAACCGCGTGCTGCAACTGCCGGCATCGTTTAATGCGCAAAACCCGAGCTATGCAAAGCCGAACGGCTATGGCCGGGCGGTGTGGTTCGGCGTGTTCGATAGTGCCTATACGCGGCCGGGCGACTATCTCGCGGGTGACGAGGGCGTGTTCTTCGTCGCGGCGCAGCAGCCGTTGCTGCCGGTGCTGTGTGTGCGGACGGATCGCACCGTCAGCATTTCGCGGCCCGGCGGGGCAGCGGCGTCCGGCGTCAATCCCTATGGCGGGGTGACGGCGGCGACGTTGCAGCCGGTGATCTCGGGGTGGCGGGCGGCGGTCCAGGCCTATCGCGGCGGCGAGGCCGGCCCGTTGCCGTCCGATCCGCGCATCCCGTTCTGGATGCTGCTTCTGCCGCTGCTGCCGGTGCTATTGCAGACGGCGGATTTGGTCAGCGACGATCTTGGACGGACCTTCATGATCTCGGCCGCCGAGCAGAGCGAACTCGGCTGGCGCTGCATCATCCAGCAAATGGCGACCTGATGGCAGACGTATCGGATGTCGAGACGGCGCTCGTGGGCGTGATCTCGGCGGTGCTGTACCCGAACGGGACGGCAGCGGCGTCGGCAATCGGTGCGACCTGTCGCGTCTACCGAGGCTGGCCGGTGGGCTCTGCTCTTGCGGCCGATCTGGCGGCGGGTGTCGTGAACGTGACGGTGTTCCCGGTATCGGGGGCGACGCGCAACACGACGCGCTGGCAGCAGACCTGGCTCACGAGCCCGGTCGCGCCCACGCTGACGGTAAGCGTCTTGGGCGAGACTGCGACGTTCGGTGGCAGTGCCGATCCAGGGCAGCTTGCGGGACTGCTCGCGGACAATGTGCCCGCGGCCTATCGCACCGGCGCGGGCGACACGCCGGCGCTGGTGGCGGCGGCCTTGGCTGCACAGATCCGGGCGGTGCGCGTCGTGCAGGTGAGTGGTGCAAGCGTCACCATCCCCGGTGCGGCGAGCCTGATCGCGCGAAGCGTCGCGGATGCCGCGGGTCTGCTTGCGGTGCGCCAGCAGCAGCAGAT